TCAAACTGGGCATCAAGAATTTCTGCCTCTGATAAATTAAAGTAACACTTAGCAGTCTTTTCATTTCCAAAGAAATCGGTAAACTTAATATTCTTTTCAAACATGTTGGTTTCTCCTTTCTAAAAAGAAAAAGCCCCTAAAGCTTTTAAAGCTAAAGGGGCCAAGGTAAAACTAATTAATATCAGTTGGTATCTGTGCTGGATCCACCAAGAATGCTAATAACCTCATCCGGAAGAGGAAGTCTTGCATCTTCAGTAGCGGTTCCGTACAGAACATCCTCAAGATCATCAAGCGCATCTTTCTTAGCGCCGGTGAACTTAGTGGAATCAATGATCATGGATGCAGTCGGCTTATAGCCAGCAACAGCAACCGGGGTAGTGGTCATTTCCCAAGAGAAAGTAATTGCTTCCGGGCTATCGTTGATGGTCTGGTAAGCCTTCTCAGAAGGAGAAACAGTGCAACCATAAATCAGATGCAGCTTATAGCCATGCTCCTCAAACTGAATATCGTTACCAACTCTGGAACGATAGCAGAAACCAAATGCCTTTCTGGTCTGCTGACCAATCATAACACCCTCAATAAGCTCTGCAGAACCATCAAGAACTGCGAACTCGTCCGGATAGGTGTAAGCTTCAATAGTAGCACCAAACTCCTCGGCAGAACGAATGGAAAGGTACTTAATGTTATCAGCCCAAAGATCCGTCGGCTCTGCACCGGACGGGCTTTCAGAAACAGAAGTAAGGCCGTTCCAAGCATAGCCCTTCGGATAAGCACCAGTATTATCCTGCGGGTAGACTACGCCACGGTCAGTACCAGTTTCGTAAAGTCTTTCGCCAGCCTGATCCCATACTAATTTTGCCATAGTAATAATCCTCCAAATGAAAAAGAAGCCTCAATAAGAGGCGATTAATAATAGATAGTAAAGACGTCGTGATTTAAATCGTCGGATGCGAAATGTCTGTCAAAAGTGCAATACGGAATAGCTAAAAGTGGTTCAAGATAGTCACTAACTGATTTCTTATCAATCAGAGTAATCGTGTACCTCATTTTCCTCATATACGGAGCATCGTCTGCGTAAAGGGCTCTATCTCTAGCTCTTTCGTACACAATGCATGGAAATTTTAACTTAAGACTTTCCGGAGGCTGATGATAGACATTTCCATTCGTCATGATTGACTTTAGTTTTTCATGCAGTTCCAGCCTGCGGTCCTGAATCATCGTTATATACTCCACCAATTGACAAAGTTATTCTCGGATTGGAAACATCAATATTTGTCACTCTCCATTTTGTTCCATGCCAGGTGACATATCTGATATCTCCAAGATATTGGTAAGCAAATGGATCTGCAAGGATACTGATTTCGTTGCTAATGGTAATATCATCGTTAAGATTATTTGTCTCTTTCCAAGATCTTCTTCTCCGAATAACCTCGCCATAGTACTTCTTCTCAATAGTCTCTGAAATCCAATCACCAGGAGATGCCTCATCTTCCTTTGCTATGACGAATCCCACAGATCCATAATACTTAGCCATGATTTAAATCCTCATTTTGAAAATTTAATTATCAGTTGGTGTCGGTATCAGAGCTGGAGCTTCCAAGCTCGATAACGATAGCGGAGTACGGCTTTACAAGAGCACCAGAGAATCTGGACTCAATAAGATAACGCTCACGGTTGTAGTCAAGATCGAAGTCATCGAAGAAGTTGACCTCGCCGCCCTTATCAGCACCGACATTGTAGTCGCGAAGGTCGACGATAATTGCTGCCAGCTCCTTGCCATTGTAGGTCTGGTTCTCCATCGGCTCGACGTCAACAATGTCATTGACTCTCATCTTGTTGCGAAGCTTCTCGTCAGTGTCATACAGCGGACGACCCATCTTATCCTCAAGAAGGGCCATCTCGGTATGCCAAGAAGCAGTAGTGAACATTACAGTGTTGCCGCTACCACGATAGTCCTTACGACCCTTAACAGCAGCCTTAACAATAGCAGCTGCGGTATCAGCCTCGGTAGCACCTTCCGGAACAGTTACACGAATGGTGTAAAGAGAAGCGTCCTTATAAATCGGACGAATATGATCCTCGGAGATCTTGTCAGCAGATGCGGTGGAACGGCCATCACCAATCAGAATTGCACGAGCGGCTTCCTCTTCAAGCATCATTCTCATCTCAGCCTTGATCCAAGCAACGACATTGAAGTCGGTGATATCAAGGATGTCATCGCGATCAAGCTTCTGTCTCTTGTAGATGGTCTGCGGAGTGGTCACTCTCTTAAGCAGAGCGAAGACTTCATCAGTCTTAACGCCACCCTTGGTGTATCCCTTAGCACGAGCCTCATCCATGGTGATGTCAGCAAAGATGCTCTTAACTCTGCTGAACGGAGTATGACGAGTGCCATTCATAACCTTCTTAACCCAATCCATCTGGCGGGAGATGAACTCAGGCTCAGCCTGAAGGGTTCTTGCATCCGGGAACAGATAGTTGATATCGGCAATGCCGTAAGTCTGAGGATCGCCCTGGGTGCCATCTTCGTTGTGGTTATAAACGGTATGCGCAAGAACACCATCCTCAAGCTGATGCTTTACTGCTTCCTTAAGAGAACCGACCCTTTTCCAATCCTCGAAGATAGCCTGCATGTCGGAATGGCTAAGAACCGGTCCATAGTTTCTCTCTGCGTTTTCAAATACATTGTGCTTCATGTTAGAGTCTTCCTCCTCATTATCGGTTTCATCTTCTGCCTCATCATCGGCATCTTCGTCTTCGTCATCTTCCTCAGAGATGGCGTCAATTAATACTGCAACGGCCTTCTTCTGATCCTCATTTAAAGTTTTCAGAACATCGCCCACAGTCTTCTCTTCTGTTGCGCTATGCTTCATCTTTTCTTCCTCATCCTCGTCATCTTCAAGCTCTTCTTCATCCTCGACGTCTTCGTCTTCCTCGTCTTCGGATTCTTCTACGACCTTCTTAGCTTTGACGGGCTGTGCCTTCTTTTTCTTCGGCTTTTCTTCTGCCTTTGCTTCTTCCTCTTCCTCTTTGTCCTCTTCGTCATCTTCTTCAACAGAAGAATGCCTAAGAATTTCATCTTCAGCAGCTCGAACAACCATTACCTCGTCGTCCCAAAGATCGCCATGCGCAAGCATTGCGGTCTCGATAAGCGCCTCAGGATTTGCGCCGCCAGGAACAACGCTAAGTTCACGAATAATTCCGTGAAGAACGTTGCTTCCGTCCTGCTTGAGCTGATTAGCATAAATAGAAAGGGCAAGAAGATCTCCATGAGCAATAGATTCCTTAACATGCTGAGCCTTTGCTGAATTGTTAAAGAATCCTTCAGCATATACGCCATCTTCACGATTCATAAGAATCGCATGTCCAAGAACCATCTCAGGGTCGTTGTGTTGATGATTCCAAAAGAGCGGGACTCTAGCTCCGTCTTGCTCTGCAAAAGCATTCTTGCGAATGATTCTTCCGTCAGCGCATCTGACATCGTTCTTAGTGGCCCACCCCGCAAAATCGCATTTCTTGGCCATTTTGAAATTTCCTCCTAAAACTAAAAATAAGCTTATTCGTCGTCCACGTTCCGAATGTGCTATATGTCTCATTCATCCAGTGCTACTTTGAATTCGCTTATTAATTAGTTTTTTATTTGATTTTGTAATTTATTTTTGATTCGTATCCGGGACTACCCTTAACCGAATTGTTTTCTTATTCTTAATGGTTTGCTCATCAATTCCCAAATTGACTTGGCAAGTAGTATCATTAATCATAACCGAGCCATCATTTGAGAATTCTGGCATGCCTGCGACTATTGACTTCAGAACAGAAACGATTGAAGCACCTAAAGCAACATCAAAAATAGCCTTCCAATCAATTGCCGAGAACGGCATGCCAAGAACAATCATCGAAAGAGCGACCTCAGAGAATGTCCAAAGCGCTCGTTTTCCAGCTAAGATAAGAAATTCAATAAGGGTCTCCTTATCAAAGTTTTTCATCTGTAACACCTCTTAAAAGCCTACGTTTCTCATAACAAATCCGACAACCACGCCGACTACTGCTGTGATTACATACTTAACAAAGGTTCTCCACATCTCACCATCTTTTGCTTCTATGAGATCAATTCTACTTTCCTGATTTTCCTGTTGCCTAACAACATTAGAAATAGTAATTGTAAGTCTCTCAACGGAAAGCGTGAGATTATGTATTTCCTCTGTAACGGCTTCAACTTTGTTAATACGATCATCAAGCGCCTTCATTCGCTCCTTATAAGCAGGGAGCGTTACATACTCAAGATCGCTCATTACTAAACCCTCCTAACTTAGAGGTTTCCCATATCATTAATCCAAGACTGAATCATCATTTTTTCTTGATCATTTGTAGCCTCGTTCATTAACTGATGGAGTTTAGTTTTAAGACCAGAGGAAGCATTGCTCATTCCTCTATTGTAGTTGCCTTCTGAGCTGTAACCTCTCATATAAGGACCGTTACTTTGCTGCCAATTGTAAGGAGCATACGATCCCTCAACATAGTATTCGCCCATGCTTGGATAATATCTGGAACGCATCATTCCGTATCCGCGTCTTCCAGAAACGTCTTCGTCGTATCCGGATTCTTCTTTCATCTTGCATATCTTGTATGCATCTTTAATGGCATCGAGAAGCTTTTCATGAAGCTCAAGATCGGAAGCGCTCAATGTTCCTTTATCAACGAGCTTCTCATATTCCTTCTCGTACATGTCAATTCCTTTT